CCAACGACGTTAGTGTTTCCCAAAGTAAAGCGTGGGTTACCATTCCAATCGCCTTGGAATGTGTTATTGCCAGCATCATAGAATCGTGTATCTTCTGTAACATCAAAGGCATCAACGACTACGTTCATGTTGCTGTACTTGAACCATCTATAGTCCATAGAACCATTGAAGAATGGTCTCAAGCCATGTAGCATACAGTAGACACAGCATTGACCGATCTGATAGGACTGGTCAGGTGTATTATATGAATTCTGCGGGAATGCACCAAAGTGACGAGTATCGCAATGCTCGGTTGGCTGTGTCATAATCCAACGACCGGTAATAAGGTCATCGCATTTGATAACGGAACCACCGTTATCTGCAGCAGTAGAACCAGACGCCCATGTATAGTTGATAGGTTCTTTATCGCCGACTGCATTATAGCCAAGCAATGTAATTTCAACTTTATCACATGTCAAAGGAACAGAGTCAACTTCAAGAGCACGTAGAGCAGAAATAGAAGGTACACAGGTTGGTGCATTTGCAGTCAAGTGTGTATCATAGGACTGTTGGTTCTCGCATGTGTACTGCAAAGACCACTTGGAAGGATCATTGGTGTCAATTCCAAGCTCTTGCTCCTGTTCCAAAGTTCCTTGACCAATGTACTTATAGAAATAAGCAGTCACGTCTTCGTTAATGAATACCTGATGTTCAGTTCTTCCATATACGTCTGTAATCTGTGGGTTATCAAGTTCAGTACCATCTTGGTCATAGATCGGTGCGGAGGTATTTCCATCACGCACCATGAACTGAATACAGCCATGCAAAGGCTTATTGCTGTTATCTTGGTATCTCAACCATGTATCAAAGCTTCTTGCCATGTTTACTTTCTCCAATCTTTATAGAAGTAAGTCTTATTCTGAGATCTCCACTTATCGTATGCAGCCTTGATTAAAGGTTCATCATAATTCTTCGGCTTAATAGCAGGATCCCAACTATCTGAATAAGTAGAGATAACCCAGTCTACTGCCTTATCGGTATTATCCGCTGGAGTTGGGTCAAATGTATCCCACTGACCAGCTCGTCCACCAATAGTAGATCTTGCTGCCTTGCGTCCGCCAAGAGTCAAGACATTATAAAGACCAGCAGTTCCAGCGCCACCTACATCCTTAAGTTCTTCATATCTAGCTATTTCAGAAAGAGGCACATCCTTATAATAACGGACGAAGTCTTCGCCTACATAAGGTTCAACTTTATTCTTTCCAGTGAGCAATTCATAAAGAGGCTGACGGTTTGCTGCTTCAATAGTAAAGTCCTGTTCTGCTTGACGGACTGCTGCATCAGCAGATTTAACTTGAGCATCTGCTTGACGCTTGACGTATCCATTTGCCTTAGCATAGTCAGATTCTGCAATGTCAACTGCCTTCGCACGTTCCTGTCTTGCTTTATGATATGCTTCAATCTTTGACTTCAATACAGCGTCATCTGATGCATTATAAAGGTCAAGCAACTGCTTATCTGTAAGTTCATCAAGATTAGCATTGGAGATGTCCATTGCTTTCTGAGCCTTCTGTGCTGCTGTTAATTCATCGGCTGCCTGAACACGATGTTCAATCTGCTTAGCAAGTTTGCTATCACCAGCTTTACGCCAGACTCTTTCAAGGATTCCCTTTCCATAGTTCCAAGCCATTCTTGCTGGTTTCTCTGCAAAGTCAGGAATGACTGCACCGCCAATGTCAGCTGCTGTTCCAGCAGTAATTATTGGTTTATCCGCCAAATACTTCTGGAATGTTCTCGTTGCTGGACCAGCTAATGATACAGGGAACGGAGCGAAGTCAACAGCACCTGCTGTCTTTCCTAATACTTCCTGAAGTTTAGCTCTTCCAGTATCACCTTTAATGTATGCTTCACGAGCATACTCATTGGCAAGTGGACTATTGAAATAAGATTTATCTTTGCTGCGCTCAACTTGAGCATATTCGTCTGAGAGTTTCTCATAACGTTCTTTATTGAACTTATTCATAGCAGCTTTCTGAGATTCTCTCCAGTCATAATAGTCACGGAGTTCATCTTCTGTGAAGTCATTGCCCTCAAGAATGGTCTTAAGGCGAGGTGAAGAAATCTTAGTAATGTCAGGATTCTTATTATAGACAGCTTCCAACTGTTCTTTAGGTGTTGCTGTTAAGTCCTTCAAGCTTGAATACTTATTGGTCCAAGGTTCATATTCTTCAAGAAGGCTCCAGTGGTCCTTTATCCACTGGACTTTATCATCAGCCTTTCTAAAGTGCAGAGCAGCGTCTTTCTCAACATACTTATTGAGAAAGTTATAGACTTCATTTATCTTCTTATCGGTAAGAGGTTTATTTGCCATGTGTTACTCCCACTTAGACTTCTTAGAACCGCCCTGATTCGTCTTAGAACTCTTTCTAGAAACTGACTTGATAATTCTATCGCCTTTAATCAAAGCGATCTTATCGCCACGGATCTCCTCTTTATAACCGCTATTCGTCAATATGTCATCAAGGCCAGTACCATTCCATGAACCAATAGCAGCGTCAATCTTAGCCTTTGCTTCGTCCATCTTAATGCGCTTTACTTTAGCCTTATCAAGACGGTTAAGTTCCTTAATTGCTTCAGGAGAATTAAATCCTTCAACGCGCTTAATTGCTTTATCAAGTTCATCAACTGTAGATTCTTCATTGATAGATCCAACGTCTGCAAGGACATAGTCCACAGAATCTCTAGGATCATACTTAGGTGTCTCGACCTTTACGTCCAAGTCAGGATAGTTCTTAAGGATTCTTGCTATGTCAACGTCTACTTCGGATGTATCTTGACCAAGTGATGCAAGATTACGTTTCTGAATACGAAGCTTAGTCAAACGGTCAGATGCAGCGTCCAAAGAATCTTGCTGAGACTGCTTCATCTGTCTTTCCATCAAGTCCCGATTTGCTTTCATTGACTGATAGTTCTGAAGTGTTGCTGCAAATGAATCAAGTCCGCCTCTGTCACCAGAAAGAATGTATTCAATCATTCCAGCACGGTATCTCGGATCATTCGCGTAACGTGAACGATAAAGCTCTGCGCCATATTCATGAGCAGCCTTATCTGCAGCAATCTGAGACTTCAACTCTTCAATGCGTGAGTTGAGATATGCCATTCTATCGTCCATTATTTGCCTCCGTAAATACCATTCATTGCTTGAATGTACTTGAAGTATTCTTCCTGTGTTGCGTAAGGATTACCCGGGATAGCGTAAGGATTCTCATAGGCACCAAGATTACCAGCAACGACATTAGGACGGTAACCTTGCATATATGCTTCATTACCAACCATTCCAATGTCCTTGGAATAGTCTTCCATCATTCTTTGCTGTTCTGCCTGTTCCTGAGCAAGCAGTTCCTCACGTTCCTTCTCAAGTTCTTTCAATTCAATTTCTGCATCAGACATACCGCCGTTTCCACCATACATACCGTATGCACGGCCAATAGCAGCACCAGCATCCTTGATAGCACCGCCCCAGATTTCACCTTGCTTACGAAGGTTATTTGCTCGGATCTCACCACCATGACGGGCAGACTGCAGCATGTTCTGAATCATGCCTGAATAATTGACGTTATCTCTTGAATAAATCGACATAATCTTCTCCTACTAATAAAGTCCCGCCATCGCAGTACCATAAGCGGTTTGAGCGTTCAAGCGGTCTTGCTGTGCTTTCATAACGTCGCCCATCCTTGCGTCCTGTGTAGCATAGAAGTCAGATGCAAGGTTACCTTGAAGACCAATCTTATATTCATTTGCTGAACGAAGAGCATTTAGTCTGTCTTGGTTATTCTTGATGGCGTCTTGATACTGTTGGTAAGCAAAGTTGCGGTCCTGTGTAAAGTCCTGCATAGCTGTGCGATAGAGTTCATCGGATTTCTCCGCGGTACCTTTCGCAATGTTTAAAGCAGCACCAGTTCCTCGTCCGAGACCAGCGCCTGCAGCGGTATGCTGAATGTTCTGAGCTGTATCGCCAATAATGCGACTATAATAAGGATTGATAAAGTCTTCTTTAGTCTTATCATAATTGAATGCTCCTACGTCGGCAGCATAGTCTTCGGGGTTATATCCTGCGATTGCTTGCTTATAGGCATTTACATCGCTTTGAGTTCCAAGCGATCCTCTATGAGCATAATACTGATTTATCTGATTGATGACAGCATTATATTCATTATCGGTAATCTGTCCTTGCTTTCTGAGCTGATTAGCAGCTTCTTTACGCGCCTCAAGCTCGGCTTCTGCTGCTTCGCCCTGCTTATATGCGCTGTATGCGCCACCCGCAAGAGAGGCACCAGCGACGATTCCGGCTGCTATTAAAGGTACCATACTTAATTTCTCCTTTGCATAATAATTAGGTTCTACTTAATTCCACTTCTGTAGCATGAACATTCCTTGGGCATTCTCATCTGATGCAAGAGAAACATTCAATGTGCTGTTGGTAACCTGAATACGACGTCCTTTATTCGTAATTAGGAAACCGTCATAAATCGTAGGAAGACGAACGTCACTGACTTTAGCACCGTTATAGAGAACGATGAACATAGTATTCTTAATGATAGTCACAGCGTAGGATTTCTCGCCACGCTGTGCATAGTTTCCCTTAATAGCCTCTACGTTCTTATTTGCTTCATCATAACGAATAGGTTTAATGTCTAACTGCATGTAACCTCCTTACATCAATGACGAAGGCGTCCACTTAATCTGAAGATTCTCTATAGAGAAAGGAATGCTTTCAGTGGTTGAAACTTCCAATGTAAAGAATCGTCCGAATCCACAGCCATAGATGGTAGTCTCATAGTCATAACGTCCGATCTTACCCATGTATGCGTCTTCATAGTCAGAGAAAGTAGCACCGTCCCATGAATATCTGAATGATACTCTTGGATTAAGTTCAAGGTTATCATACTGGTCATTAAATGAATGCTGACCATTATTGCATACCAACTTGAACATATCAATGTAGAATGGACTATCGTTTGAAGTCAATACTCCGCCACGGCGCATCTTAAGAATGACACGTCCATCATGTTCTGTATACTTATTCTCGTCCATGTAGCAAAGAGCATTCTTAGTACCTACATACTGTTTGCCGTATGCAAATGTAACGTGGTTATATCTCCAGTACATAAGACGGTTCTTATCGTCATAGGACGCACGGTAGTGCCAAGCATTCTCTGTGATGTCATATACGAATGTCTTTAAAGAATCCTCAAATGTGATACTGTAGAAGACGTGCTGGTGTTCTTGCCAAATAGATGAATAAGCATTCTCAGGATTCTTTATCTGAGTAATCTCACGTTCAATGTCCTGAGTAGAAATACGCTTGATTTCAGTATCAGATATCATGAAGATACCATTATCACCAATATCAGAAGAACCCAGCCAAAGCACAGTATTACCAAGCATAGCAAGTGAGTTAGGTGCCTTGATACCAATGTTACCAGCTGCGTTATCCGGAGAACTGAACGGATTATTCTTATCGTCATTATATGAGAATACCTGCCAAGAACGTTCTCCGAATGTATAAAGCTTAGAACCGTTAGAGCAAAGAGCAATGGTATTATCTGGACACCATTCAGAATATGTTATGAATCCATACTTTGCGTATTCAACAGTGTCAACCCTGAAGATATCATATTTCTCAGGAGTATCATCTGCAGTACCGTCAATGAATTCTTGGTATAATGTATAGTAACTATCTTGAACTTGACCGGACTTATATTCTTGACGCTGTGCATCTGTCAAAGACATCCACCAGATAACGAACTCTGAACGCTTTACGTAGAATGCAGGATCCTCTATGTCTTCAATTTCAAACGGATACTGATATGAAGTATAGAATGCATCGGTACCAGCGTCGTTTACGATGAGGTAACCATAAAGATATGCAACATGTGTCGGATTGATAGTCAAGTCAGAATTAACGCGGCAAGGCAACTTGATAGAACGGAAGTCCATCTGTTGGTCACCAATAGAAAGGCCGGTATTAACTGCATATACATTAACGCCATCAACGATAATCAAGTGCGGGTGAGCAGAACCATAACCTCCAGTTTCTGTCATATGACATTCTGAACCCGAGCTGTTGATAGTTCCAATTGCGTTAAATGAATGATCTTCATTGATGAGATAAAGTGTATGGTCATATACTGCATAGAGCACAGGTCGGTTATCATAACCTCTTGAGACTCTATACATACCACGGCAAACACCTTCAATTTCAGCTGCCTGAACTTCACCTTGGACTGTTCTCATCAAGATAGAGCAAGAATGTTCTGTGGGATTCTGTCTTTCCAAGAACATATTCGTGCTTTCACCTAGTCCTACATGGACGAGGTTCGAATTGGTAATGCTGCCTGCGATATTCTCTATAAGTTTAACTTGAGATGCCATGCAAGCCTCCTATTAGAAGATTCCCTGTCCACCAAGCAACTCAGCCTGAGTCATCATACCAGCTGTGTCAAAGTAATCCTCTCTTTCAATTATTCTGTCAGATGCTTTAGGTGTTCTTACATTATCAACGAGGACTCTTACTTCATTCTCTAGACGCTGCATCTGTGCGTCATCAAGGCGAGGATACTGCAATGCAAGCTTATGTGTCAATGCAACGATAAGCAATTCAACGTAGTTATCAGGAATGAACAGTTCATCATCAAGGTCAAACTGCATTGCTTCATTATAGTTAATCTTCAATGTATAGTTGAGCTTTGCTGTGTTAGGCTTAATCTCGATGAGCCATTCGCCTTCAGACTTCTGTGTATATGTGTAAACTTTCGTTGACGGTCCATACTTATCAAAGTCCGCAGGAGCAACATAGTCAAACTTACCATGAAGCAAAGCGTCTTGAGTCTGGACATACATGCTGTTAATCTTTGCTACGTCTTTAACATGTAGATGCAGCATAGACTGATACTTGAACATATTCTGAAGTCGCTGATTCTTGACTTCAGGCATTCCTCGTGATGCCCAGATATACTGAGGTCCAGAAGGTGTTCCAACAGCCATAGCGAAATAAAGAATGTCTGGCTGATTCTTGACGAGCGCGTATGCGTTATTCTCAACGTCTTCAGCAGAAAGTTGAATAGAATCCAACTGTGCTTCTGTATTGACGTAGTAGTTATATTCGCCTTTCAATGTATCTTCTTCGTCATGAATGTGAATATACTGCGAGATTGGTGACTCAATGCTGTTCTGAGTCCAAACGAGAAGGTTATCGGCATTATACTTTGCTACGATTCCTTTGAGCAATTTATAGCCAGTTTCCAAGATATCACCAGGAACTGACTGGCGACGAGGAACGATGTTTCCTCTTGAACAGGCTTCTACGATTATGGTTCTAGGTGAAATCATTTAAATTCTCCTTCAACTTTCCTTGAATAATTAGTTCGTAATTTACAGCACGACTCTTGATTGAGTTTATCATATTCTTCACGTGGCATGATGTCTTTATAGAATAGTTCATACAGACGATCTGTATTGCATATCAAAGGTCTGTGTTCATAGATGGCGCATTTGAAGTCATCTGTAAGATATTTGCATGCTTTATCGCCTCTGTCGAGTTCTGGCTTTACGTCACCAATTAGACGACAGCAACATGCTGAACAGCCTTCGCAATTTATCATACCATTTCTCCTCGTTTCTTTGCTTCCCAATATGCTTTACGAGCGGCAGCTATCTTTGCTTTAGTTTCCTCGCTAAGTTTCCTACCTTTCCGAGATTCCGACCACATTCGTCTAGTATCTTCACTAAATTTCCTGCCTTTATTAGCAACAGATATCTTTCGTTTACATTCTTCAGACTGATGTTTACCCCACATTGGATTATTGGATCCTGATACATCCGCATGATTATCTGATATCAGTTTCCTTGCTTCTTTGCTTAGAGTATGACCTTTAAAGAAATCATTGCCTTTCATCCTATCTGACTGTGCTTGATTAGCAATAGCTACAGCGTCTGCATAGTCTTTGGCCATAGCTTCAGCAGTATCAGGCGTCGTATACTTTAATCCTTTCTTTGCCATGAAAGTAAATGCAGTTGCCATTGACTGTCTATATCCTTTCTTCGCTAGTAAGTAATAATAATAATGAACTAGGAAATGGTCTGCAAGTGAAAGACTAATCAAGTTATCCTTATCATTATCTACAGGTTCACCCAATATCTTACTGAATGAACGTGGAAATTTATGATGCAAATTGCGATTCTTTACTATCTTCTTCTCAAATTTCTCATTCTTCTCAAAGATGTCAAGCACTCTTTGCCAGTAAGGATTATCTGTCTCAAATACTATACTGAAATCATGTTGCATTATAACACCTCGTGATAAAGTAAATACTTATCTGCAATGTCAGCGGCTTTCTTCGTATCATAGATAGAAATTGATGCATGGTTCATTGCATATACAGCAAGGGCTACTGCATCACATAAGTCAGGAGAGTGTCCAAGTATCTTCTTAACTTCTTCTTTAGGAAGTAAGGCTTGCTGTCCTCTTGAGTTGATGGCAACGCCTTGAGCAAGCAATTCTTCTTTAACTACGTCATTTACCCAGAATCCAGCCTTTACTGCTTTAGCAAGTTCAATATACATTTCCGTTCTTGCATTAGGATAAAGATCCAAGTTGAACGCTTTCTGAGCGAAGTTAATGCCCTTTATGTCAATTCCTTTAGACTTAGCTACATCAAGCACACCTGTTGAGTAACCACCTGTGCCATCCGCAAAGGCATTCTTGAAGTCATAATGATTCTTGAAATTGGTAATGACGTTAACTTTCTCAAATGTATCGCCTTGATTAAGTTCTTTATAGTCAACCATTCCAAATTTATCAATGATTACGATTTCATCATTATCGGATCCAAGACCAGATGCGTCATATCCAAGATAGTAAGGCGCTCCACTGTTGGTCTTGCTCTGAGGAAATTCGTGTCTGAATATGATCTGGCTCGCTACGTCTGTATCAAAGATTTCTCCAAGACATTGCTGTCTGAAGAGATTCGTTCCTTCGCCATAACGTTCTCTAAGTTCATTCTTAAATTCTTCAGAAGTAAATGGATTATCAAAGGCAGTAGCGTGGATTACTTTCTCAGGATATTTCTTACATAATGTCGAGAACCAGTTTGCTACGCGGCCTAATGTAGAAGGAGACGAGATCAGTCTTACTTTGGAAGGATACTTGGAACCTCTCATACGGTCACGTGCGTTATTATAGATTTCCTCTGTGCAGTAAGCAGATTCATCAAGTGCAAGCAATGCAATTTCCGTAAGACCAAGGACACCATCAGGATTCTCAGCAGAGAATGCAAATAGGACTGAACCATTTGGAAATGTTAATTCATTATTTCCTCTGTTCCAGTTCAAGTCAATTCCCATCTCTTGACAGCGAAGTCTTATTTCTCGAATAAGTACCAAAGTTAATGCTCTATATGTCTGCGCTATGATGATGCCACGAATGCCAGGATTCTTAAGACATTGAAGAACGAGCCATATCGAGAGCGCATATGACTTTCCTGCGGATACACCTGTACATGCTATTCTGAGGTCTGCATCAAACTCATCAATAGCAAATCGTTTCTGCCACTTTGATAAACTATAGTTCATTATTCAACTACCGTGAAAGTAACATCCATAGTAGAGCCTTTAGAGTCTGTTGCTGTTACTTTCGTTTCTTTCGTTTCCTTTGCCCAGTGAGCACGGTCACGTCTTTCTAGAACGTTAAGATACTTCTCGGCAATCTTACTGTTTGGTGAACGAATCAATTCTCGTGTTAAGAGGTTTCTTAACTTGAGTAATTGACCTTCATAATACTCATCGTCTATTTCATCTACGATTATACCAAGAGGAGCAAGGTGGAATACTAACTTCGAGAACTCTTCTTTGGATCCTGTAGAGATTAACCCAATAGAAAGTTCAACATTAATCTCAGGAATGGAAAGTTCGCCCTGTCCTTGCTTATAGATCTTGGTATGTATCGCTACATGTTTCCATGTATCTTTCAGCCATTTGGACATGTACATATTACATACCTGCTCTTAATTTCTCAATTTCTGTGATCTTATCAATGTCTTTAAGAATGCAGCCAAGCAAGACTTTAATTTCCTGAAAGTCATTATGCAAGGACGAATCCTTATAGTCAAGTTTCTGTTCTTCTTCTTTCTTCTTTGCCATAAATTTCTCCTTAAGTAATCAAGATGCGGATGATGGAACCTCATTACGTGATAGATTTGCTGTATGCACCTTTACCTTTAATAAGTAGAAATTAGCCTAAACCGTCTGTTTCATTAAGCAACTTGCCTGTGACTTTATCATAGCAAGCAGCACGGCAGGCTACGTGAGGATATTTACCTTCATTATGAATCATCCAGATGGTGAACAGACGTTCAGCCAGCAAAGATCCAACCTTATCTTCGTTTGGCAGTTCTACGAGATTCAGTGCCCAGTCAAGCCATGCACGATATTTCTGGAATAATGCACCAGGCATAGAATACATGTTATGAGGATAAATCTCACGTCCAGCATTAACTTCCTTGATAGTTTCTTCATATTCAGGCATCTTCTCGACGATCTTTGACTCAACTTCAAGAAGCAATGTCTCATACTTAGGATGTGAAGTAACCCACTGCTTCATAAATGATTCTTCTGCGATATGATATGCATGATAGATCTTGGCTTCGTCTATCTTCTCAGGTAGAATAAGGTGACGTCTCCCTTGGAAGATCGTCACTCTGTCAGATGTTGCCGGAATCTTACTGTATGCACCAATGTCGCCGAGCTTAGGATCATTATTCTTGATGCACTTAGCTTCATCAAGCAGATACTTTACGTCGTCTGTGTAAATGATGAATGTCATATTTCATTTCGTTAATGCGTTAATAATGTAGACCACGAGGTAGACCGCGAGGTAGATTAAAGCTACGGTATATAAACCAGTAGTCAACGCAGAAATGCCACCTGAAATTGACATTAGTACGTCAATAAGTAATTTAAATTGATCTGGTGTCATGATTACTCCTTTATTCCAGCGAGCATTGACTTCAGAACTGAATAGCGAACAGCCGTTCTTTCTTCAGGATCCTTTACATCTATTACAGCAGTCTCAATGCGGCGAGTTCCTTCAAGTGCTCCAGTCTCGCCATTCCAAGCGCATAGTTCAGTAATTGGCTTTGCTGTCTTGATTTCAAGTTCAGCATCTTTATTCCACACTTGAGTAATGTATTTCCACCAATCAACCTTTCTGGCTGGCATATCCTTTCGAGTAATAGTATAGTATTTGCCTTTATAGCATGCTTGATATGTATCGCCTAGGTGGCCGTAGTTCATAATTCTGTATGATGAAATGTCTTGATACATCAAATTATCAAGTTCTTTCTTCAATTCTTCTGTTACTGTAAATTTAGCCATGTTATTTATCCTTGGTAAATGGTGTCAAGCACTCTTTAACTTGCTGTTCGTTATATTTAGCAGCTGCTTCAAAGTCAATAGTCGGGCAAGCCTGAGTTGATGGTGTCTGTTCAAAGCTAGCAGGATTGACTTGATATGTCTCAGGGAATTTAGGCAGGCCAGGATGCTGATTTAACTCAAGCCAGCGAACACGATTCTCAAGGTCCTGAAACTTCATTTCTATTTCTTTATCTGTCATATTAGATCTCCGTCATTCCAATCATTGATGCAAGTTCAGCCTGTTCTTCACATGCTGCATGATATTCGTCCACTTTACCCTGTGCGTCAAGGTCGCGGATAATCTTCTCAAGTTCCATGATTCTTGCTTTGATTTGAGCATTCGTCATTGGGTCCTTAAACTTCTTCATAAATTACTCCTTTGATATTAGCGTTTGCTGTAATATTTATAATGCTAAGTAGTACTATGAAATAAACTTCAAATGTTACCGATGTTTCCCATTTAATATAATAATGGTATAGATTGAATATATTATTTAAGAAACATCGGTAACAGAGAAATGGTATAGTCTTAAATTGAGGAAATTTAAGCTAGTTGATGTTATGGAAATAATTTGACTTATTAAGTCAAAGGCCCTAAACTTTATTATATTTGAATTATCAAATTAAGAGATTTCTTAAAGGTAAAGTTTATAAATATATCGTTGGGCAAGGAACCGCTACTCTAAGTCCAGATATCTAAGAGTTTCATGTCATGCTTCCTAGCATTCATGGCTCCAGTTAATCTGTAGCGGGGTTAACTGGAGCCTTTCCAGTTTATAGGAAGCACATGACAGAAATACAGTATATCGCTATCACGCACGTTAATAAAGATGATGCAAAGAAAGATAAGCGTGAGTGTAATACAGAACATTCAGTTTATCTTAAGAATATGACGTTTGATGAGGTTGCAGATCTGCTTGATTTAGGCTCAACTATTGGACGTGTGGGCAATAAGACAGATTTCATAGCATTGGACTATGATACTACCACAGTCAACATTCAAACAGTCATTGATAAGACGAAAGATAACCCAGATTACCGAGTATCTTTCTCGGCGTCAAATAACCCACTGAAATATCATGTATTGGTAAATTTGCATAAGACGATTACTGTAGATGAATATAAAGATGTACTTGAACGAGAACATAGGAAGTTACATGACTTAGTATGTGGAAGATGTGATGTCTTAAACCTCGATAAGAATGCAGCAAACTTCTATCAGTGTTTCTTTGGTGCATCACAGGAAACTAAATCTGACATTATACTTGATAACTCCAGACGTTTATGGCGCTGGGTTAAGAAGGATACTGAACCAAAGTATTACATCGAGAAAGAATCAAAGCTCAGACCATCAATGAACAGTGCTGATTTCTGTAAGAAACATAATTGCTTGACTGTCGTAGAATCTAAGAGATTTGATGTCATTCTGCCTTCAATGACAGGTGGCAAGATGAAGAAGATTAAAGAAGGACATCGTTATAGATGGTGCATGATATTTGGTTCAAAGATACTTATGCGTATTCTTTATCTCAATCATGAGTTTGGCGAAGGCTGGACGAAATGGGACTTTCTTGATACATTTGACTGGGCTGTAAAGACTTCTGTAATGAAACCTGATGAATTCTGTGAAAGTCAGGACTTCAAGGGTGTAAGACGCTTCTTTGATAATAAGTGGGATATACTGATGGATAAGTCCTTTGAAGACCAATGTTCAGTTCTTGAACCATATTTCAAATCATCTAAGCGTCAATATAAGTCTAGACAGTTGCTTTCCGCGGTCAGTTCTATGCTTATCAACGAACATCTTATTGATGAACTGACTGTAATGTTTACAGATAAAGAGGAATTACGTCAATTATGTGAAGCAAACTACGTAAACTATTATCGTGTATTGAGTCACATCAGAGGCTTGAACTATAAGGTTGAATTTGCTTCTGTAAAGAGAAAGGCATCATGTATAGATAAGTATAGGGTTGATGAAAGCACAGTTGAAATACCTAAAGGTGAGGTTACTGCTTCTATAAGGAAATACTGTTCAATTCATGGAATTAAGATAATAAGAATCTAAATGTTACCGATGTTTCCCAAATAATATATTCAATCTATACCATTATTATATTAAATGGGAAACATCGGTAACATTCGGAAACGGAGAATGTATATGGAGTTTAACACACTTTACATAAATTTCGCTAAATGTTCTGACCGTCAGATAATCTTTACGCAGATTGGTAACCATTCAGACTATTCAGCCAATTATCGTGCGAATATCTGGAAGAAATGGGTTGACATGGATAAAGATGAAAGCAAAGGATTCTTTATTGACTGCAAGGACTATGATGAGTGCAGACACCTTCAGCGAACATTTCATGAAGTATTCAAGCCTTGGATAACAGAGAACTGCATTATTTCATTATCAAAGCCATTATCCGAGAAGCTCATTCTAACCATCTTAGAACGTCTTAGAACATCATTTGATAGTCCAGATAGGCATTCCATCAGAGAAGATTTAATGAGGCGTCTAGCATCATTTGAGCCTATCTACGCAAGATCTGGCTACATTTATTTGCTTCGCATAAACGGTAAATTCAAGATCGGTCTCACGAATGACATAACACGACGCAAGGCTGACTTGGAACAGAAGTATGGGACTGCTATAAAGATCGTTGACCTTAAGAAGACCGACGCGATGGAACTAGATGAAGCAATTCTTCAAATGAAATGTTCTGCATATAAGTCTGTTGATAATAACCTTGGAGAACAGAAAGTAGACGAATCGTATTGCTCTGAGCTTTATAATGAAGTACCTGAAGTAGTTGAAATTTGGAAGAATTATTGGCGTAATAAATATCGCATCGAAATAGTTTAGCATTGAATATCCTCCTCCGATGATAACGCCACCTAGTAAGATATCTGAACGGTGGCATTTCTATTATGATAGCCCAGTAGAAAGAATTTCCGGACCGGCTATTGCCAAATTCCCTAAATTTAATTAAATTTGAACTATAATCATTGGAGCCAATAAATGAGCAGACGAAATAAGCTTTATACTAAGCAAATTGACTATACGATCGTTGAGGAATATCTTGATAGTCTGTTTGCCGAAGATCCTATGCCTATGGCAGCAACGACAGCATTTAAGAAGGTTCGTTCACGTTTCCAAGTAAAGCGTGAATACACAGTCAAGAGCATTCAAGATGCAGTAAGCATATATTACGATGAGCATTTCGGTGGTACATCAAGAGTAAGGAATATGCTAGTCTCTATGAGCAATAACTGTCGGACTGTTTCTGAGGCTACTAGGCAGAAGATGTCTCATTCACAGAAAGGTAACTGTAACGCAAGAAAGTATAAATAGTATACGAGAGGTTTGACTATGAAGCAAATTAAATTGAACATTGATAAAGAAGCAAATTCTATTAAAGTAGAACCTGTCAAAGACTGTATAACAGTTAGAGACCTATTTGATGAAGTTAGAGATGAACAGCTAGATTGGAAAGCATTCTTTCCAATTCCATTTGGCTTTACTGTTAAATTAAACGGAGTAGCTTATGATGGAATTTCATTTATTAAGGTTGATGAAGAAGGCGGCGTATGTCCTGTTTGGGCAAGGTGTGATGATGGACATAAACTAGTAATTGCAGTGCCGCCTGAATACTATAAGAATAGAGGATTAGAAATACCAAAGCAATAAGTTTCTTTAATGCCTCACTTCAATGTTTATATTCCACATTGGGGTGCTCAGGGTACTGTCGGATTAGCCGCTTGCCCTGAGTTTGCTAAGTTTGATTCCTGATACCCGATAGTCCTCCTTAAATGGGTTCTCCCTGCTGCGGATATGCCGCTCAGGGAGTTTCTTTATATTTGCATTCTAAGCCTCTTTAGCCCATACCAATATATTTCCATTACTACATTATCAAATGATGCTACGCCTCTTCTATCATCATTCTACACGGCAGTGACCGATACATACGGAGCAATATCATAATCATCATTCTTACGTCCATAATGAAGTCCAGCAAGATGTTCAACTGCCCACTTTGCTACCTTTGCTTTGGTCTTTGAGATTCCTGCTTTGATTAGTGCATTATAGAATAATTCATCGGCTAAGCTCTTTGCTAATAGCTCAGAACCGTATGCGCCATCATGGCAGATGCCTGCTATGTTATATAGCGGGTTACTGTCATTCCAGTCAGGCAGATACCATCGGAATATCTTAGGCACCGATAGTCCGTCTGTCATAGCGCCTTTCTTTACTGTAATACGGAATTTACAGAAATTATACTCGAAGTCAATGAAGACATCATTATCAAGTACATAAAGTCCATTAACTTTATGATATCCTATAGAATCAGACCAATTAACTATCTTCATGTTTAACTCTGTCCTGTAATTCTGCATACTTGCCGTTATTCCATCGAGACGTATCTCCAACGAGATAGCCGGTAATACGTCTTAATCTTTCAAACTTGACGCCTTCTCCTAACTGTTCTGGAGTAAGACATTCATTCACATGCGGACATTCCTCTCCGCAATAATCACAGCTTTCCATTTATTTACCGTTCCAATCCTTTGGGTCAAAGAATAATGCGCCAATTACGCATACTATAGCAATGAATAGAAGTGTCATCATTTGAACTTGCTGTCTATAGTAACCTGTAGCTTGACGATATTGGTATTCAAGATAGATACTTGCTTAGTTAGATCTTCAAGCAATTCTTCATGATGCCCTGCTTGCCCCTTAAGATTCGCGATCTCGAAGCCATGTTTCAGCAAGGTATCATGAATGTTCTGACTGTCCGAATCTCTCATAGTCTTCGTTTCAGCACGGTCTTTCTCTACTTTATGGAACTTAAAGTATAGATAGGCTATGCCAAGAACGCATAGAACTATTGGAAGGGCTGCTGGTGGTATAGCAGCCACTACTGTTGCTAGAGCTTCCATTATTCATTCTCCCAGAAACATGTAACTACGAAGTTCTCATGATAGATGTCCGTTTCGTTTATTCCACCCTTAAGACCTATGCAAGCAAGCGGAGAGTTATCCGTATTATGGAATGCGAAACTGAGCTGATTAGTATAGTTAGGATTGCCGGATACGTCATAACCTTCAAGCATGTAATGATAGTTATGTGACTGTGCTCCATCCATGATTACAGGTGGATTAGGATTAGGAACCCATGCTTGCTCAGCTTCATCCCATACAGTTTCAGACCAGTACTGTGAGAAAGGAACGAGAGAAACCTTTCTTTCAGATTCCGGACATACAGCAACTGAACCAATTACTTTAGTTGGGTATTTACCATTCTTCATTGGCAATGACCACTGCTTGAATAGTTTGGTGCATGAACCATCATTATTAGGATCATACATAGTAGTCTGCATCTCAATAGACGCTGGGTTATCGGTCCATTGAACAGATCTTCCATTCTCGGTTACTACTGCAGAAAGAACCTTGCCATTATCACCGGACACAGGAGGAGGAGCGAAGAAACCATATTCTTCCTGTCCACCACCAGCATACTTACAGTAGATATTGCCGCTATTCTTATTGAGGTCAACTTCTACTGCTGTTGAGTAGATAGGTCCGTAAGCACCGGCGCCTTGATACGTCTTAATAAGTACATCATCACCGGTTACACCGATATTCTCTCTTGCTTGAGCCTTCTCAGCTTCAGTGAAGTTCTGAGCATGGTCAACCATCACAGTCTTGGTCTCGCAAGGATACCATACTTCAGACCAACCTGCAGCGCCGTAGCTTTCTGCAGCTGGGTGTTCGCTGTCGTTGAATGGATCTGTATGAGTACCTGTAATGAGAGAGTTACGGAACTCCCAAGGAAGAATATACATGGAAGGTGTGCTGTATGTAGAACGGTAACATCCATTACCTGCGTTCAATAGACATTCAACACGCATCTGTGTATAGTATGTAAAGTACTGCGATGTCTTAACCCAGACTTCACACTTATCTCTTGGACCATAGTTGCCGCTTGCTCTACGAGTCAATACCTTTACACCAAGAATTGACATTTCAGCATGATCGTTCGCTGTATGATCTGCCCAAGCAACTTCGCATCTTGCTACATTTAGCGCAGGAATGAAGTTACATCCCATGTTCAATGTTGCAGATTCAGCAGGACAGTCGCCTGTGCCGTTATTCGTAACTACGAACTTCAATGACAGCTCATAGCCATAGGAATAACTGTCAGATGTACCAGGCGAAAGTTCACAGATCTTGAACCATGTATCGGTCCAAGTACCATCATTGAAACGTCTGTAACATTCAACGAAGCCTTTCTGCTCAGCTGCATCTATGTTAAGACGTCCTTGGGCTTTCTCATTCTTGGTGAAGTCCTGTGCAATGTTAGTTACTACTGTATTATTCTTCATATTAAACTCCTATACGAAATAACTAGACCTTCTTATATGGAACTAGGCCACCACCTGTGCTAAGAATGTCAGTCCATTGCATCAAATCATGGTAATTTGAGTCTGACTGATAGATTCCACCATTCCAGTCATAGTTATTGCCTTCAGCACGCTTTACGACCAGACCTGTAGTATAGCTACCACTTGCTACATGGAAGTTATTGAATGTCAAACCAATGTCATGATCTGCTGACCATTCAAACTTGATGTAGAATGTGTTCCTCTGGTTATTATTATTCTTAGCTGTTAAAGTTGCAGTGTTATGAGATGAACCGTTATTCGTCAAGACCAATGGCGATGCGGAAACATTATTGCAGTCAAGATATTGGAATCTATAGCTTGACCAGCTCTGCCATGCACTTCCGTTCCATACATAGAGGTTGACGTATTGGTTGCCGTTGGTATTATTTGCAGCAAATAGATCATACTGACCCCAGTAAGTAGTCGTTGAAGTTATTTCATAGAACTTACTACGGTATGTTCTCGTTGCTGCCTTCAATACTGCTGACACAGTAACGTTATGAGAAGGCATCGTGAATGTGTTTCCTGAGATCTGAACACCATCAACGGTGAAGTAGTTAAGTTCCCAGTCTGCTGTGGTAGAGATTGAGATAGTTACAGTTGAACCATAGACTGCCGAAGAAGGAACTGTGATAGTACCTCCAGAAGGATTAGTCTTTGATATACTGTATGTTCTTGCATAGAACTCAGCAGAAACAGAAACTTCATCATAAGGCATCGTAAATGTATTGCCTGTGATAGGCTGACCATTCACGATGTAATGGTCAAATGCATAACCGTCATTGGGAGTATTTGAAAGTGTGACTGTAGAACCGCCTACTCCCTGCGCAGGTGCTATTACGGTACCATTGCTTGGCTGAATGACGTTAATGTTGAAACGTCTTTGCTCATATATCCAACGCAACGGACCGTCATTAATGATGTAACCTTCAAACTTTAACATACTTTATCCTGCTATGCATTTGCTTTGCGATTGATGCCAATGATCTTTAGTGGTACTACATTGCTATTCCAAGAGCTAGTTTGCGTATCACTAAATAAACCATGAATCGTACCAGTCCATGAATAAGATGTACCATTAGAAGTATCCCAACGTGTCATTGATTTCTGATACCTACCATTATCAATGATAAACACTGCGCCTACTACTATTGAAGATGTATTAGATGTAGCAAATACTTCATCTACATAGCCACGTTCATAAGATCTCCAATATATTCTTACACGTTCAAAGTTTGCGAAATTCTCTGATACAGTAATAGTATCAGTAGAAGCAGTAAGTTCTCCTTCCCACAGCACCGTCTCATCTGCACGGACTACCACTTGGTTATTCTGTGTATCAGCTTCAACGACTACTCCAGACGCACCAACCATTGGCACAGAAGTAACCGGACCACGAATTGCTCTAAGATTATTAACTAATGTTGGCATGATTTCTCCTTATGCTTTGCGGTTGATGCCGACTATTTCTTCAATAGCTATTCTGTTACTAGTAGATGAAGCTGGTTCAGTGCCTGTCAATGTCCAGTAAAGAAACTTCTTATCAATTATAGTATAAGTAAGACCATTATTGGACGGCGAGTACCTCTGACCGATTATTTGCAGTGGACTACCATCGTTCTTTGAACAGAAATACAGAGTAGATATAGAGAAATTCTCTGATGTATTTCTAGGTGATGGTACTAAACAGTAAATCAACTGTCCATCATCACCCGGATAACCAACGCCTTTAATTCGTATCATCTCGAAGTTAGTTAATGGTTCACTTATAGTGAAAGAATTCTCAAGATTCTTTCCAGTGCCTGTCCACTTAAATAGCACAGTCTCATCTGCTCTTATCGTCTTATTGACAGGGTCAACCACGATGCCGGATACTCCTGTGTATTGCTCAACCGGTATACCAACCAATTGACCTTGGACACTTAATACTTCACTCATTATTCATTTCTCCTTCTTTAAATTCTGTTAACTCCTGTGATCTGAACGATGCCGACTGCTTCAGGATCTTCCTGACACATAATCTCTGCAGGATCCAAATATGCAAGCCAGTCTACTTCGCATCTTGCGGTCACAGTATTGCCTGATGCTTGAAGAACTGTTCCAACCCAATGTCTCCAATCATATACTCCTACGCCACCGTAAGTAGCGTATGAATGTTTCATGCCGTCAGGTCTCATGATTATTTCATATCTTGAGTTAGGCTGGTCCACAGGTGCTTCGCCATCTCCATTTCGGCCTTGCCACAGTTTAATACGTAGAAATTCAAAGTTGGTAACATTCTCAGTACATACAGCCGATGTTACGCCATAATCCTGTGGTGATGTAAAGATGACAGTTTCATCATTCTTAATCTTACGGTCTGTCTCATCTATGACTATTCCTTTACCGCCTTCATAATAAAGACCCTTAAGATTAACTACTTTATTTCCAACCGATACTAAAGACATTATGCTACCCTGTTGATGCCGGTTACACGACGTATGCCGTAATGCTGAGTGGAATCAGATTTGATGTCTGCAGCCCAATACTGATTAGGATTAGTCTGCCAGATCCAATCTATCAAGTTGGTAACCGAAAGACTCGTTCCATTTGCTCTTAATGTACCAAAGCATGTATGACGTTGAGTCTGTGAACCTTGGGTCTCTGCACCAGCATAAGAAGCAAATGCCCAATCACATCCATCAGGATAGACATCACATGTAGTAACATAGTCACCGTCAAACCAAACTTCAACTCTCATTCTTTGGAAATGTGCTGAAGTCTCAGAAAGAGTAACCGACTGATTATTTGCTGGAGTTGCATCATAGAATAATTCTGTCTCATCAATAGAGATAGTATGATTCGTATTATTGACTACGATGCCTGTTCCAGCTGTGTAAGGTGTTAGACCACCAGCGAATAACTGATATGACATATAATTTCTCCTTATTTCCAATCCGATGGAATCTGTGCTAGTTCTGCGGATCCTGATGTAGTATGTGTTCCGCACATATAGAATGTTTGGCTGTGTTCAGTAACAGAACCAAGTCCACTTAATTTATTATACATATCCAAGATGCCTGATTCAACATCCCATGCATACCAGAAAGCCGTTCCACAGGAAGTTAATGAATCTGTCAGATGGAAATTTGGTATTTGCTTTAATGACCTGCAATATCTACATATTGAAGAAATGTTCGCTGCATTAGAAAGATTAAAGTCAGGCATGTATTGAACGCTTTCGCATACATCAAATGCGCCAACAGCATACGTAACATTATGGAAGTCATATAAAGGAAATTCAGTAATAAGTCTACAGCCACCAAACATTAGACCGATATTCGTTACAGATGATGTATCAAATAATGATACAGATCTTAACTTGCTGCTGTTAGACACAGCCATCTCGCATAAAGAGAACATATTAGTTACGCCTTCTGAGTTGGCACCAAGAATACTAACTAGGTCATACTGGTTCTTTAATAGGTCAGACCATGAAGAGCTGTTCTTGGTAATGTCCCAGATGTTATTCTCTGCATCAACCAATGTCTGAGAATCGCCTACAGTAGGTGTGACGCCTCCTGCGTACTGGACACGGATAGTCTTAGGAGGTAGGTTAAGCGGATTATAGTTTATCTTGGGAGTAAGCCATGATCCGTTAACCTTAAGAATGTTGCTGTTAGATACGAGCATTGGATTTACCTCTTAATTATTAGCAATACGGTGGACGCCGACGACTTTCCAAGGACGCCAATATACTCCAGTCTTATACACGTTGGAAGTTCCAGCAACCATTTGCCATCCTTTATCACATGTAATAGTAGTACCGCTTGCGAATCCTGAAAGTTGAGATCCGCAAAGATAAGGATCAGCTTCGTTAGTACCTGCATAGAATAATGATACACCGGTAACTCTATTACGCGTTACTGAACCGAACTTCATATCATATTCAGTGCATTCATTTCCATCTGTCTTATTCATACCAGCTGCTTCATTCCAACGGCACCACGAAATACGGATTCTTTCAAAGTTAGATGCAGGTTCAGATAGCTGGAATGTAGTACCAAATGCAACGTCACCTGAAGCAAAGTTGGGATCATTGAATAGCACCGTCTCCGCGTCTTCATCAGTAGATATCCTCAATGTATTGCCATCAGGATTATCTATAACGATGCCAGGACCAGCAACGACATCAACAGGAGTCTCAAGCGAGATAATGTCATTCTCATTATCTACTGTTACTCCGCTTGCACCGGTATATGTCTTGCCGACGTCGCCTGTGATAGCGATGACGTGATTCTCATTATCAACGGATATACCACTTGCACCTGTATATTCTACTCCAACGTCTCCTGTGATGGAAATCTGATGTGTAGTATTATCAACTACGATAGGTGATACGCCTGTGTATTCTGCTCCGCCAGAACCACCTCCGGTTACAGCAAGAGTTACAGTAGAACCTTCAGTAGTCATAGAAAGACCGGTTCCGGCAACGAGTTCCATTTCCGTAGGCTTATTCTGAATGTACGCCTTAGAAGTAGAATCAGCTTCTGTCCAGTTGCTCTGTATTTGAGCAGGAGGAATTGCTGCTGATACAGATTGGATGTCGCCTGTGACTGCAGCAACTTCTGTCTGCAATGTAGCGATGTCTCCGGTTACTCCGCTTATGTCTGTTCCAGAAGCAGAGATAGTCAAGTCATTTCCATTAAGTTCAATACCAATGTTCTGACCGGCAATAAGATTTACCATGTCTGGCTTATTCTTAATGTAGTCAACTTCTGCGTCATCGGTCTGTGCCCAGTCAGACTGAACTTGAGGATCCGGCATTGCTCCAGATACACTCTGAATTTCCGACTCAAGAGTGCCTGTGACAGTTGATACTTCTGTCTGTGTTGCATACTGAGTAAGGTCAGGTTTATTCTGGATGTATGCCTTGCTATCAGGATCTGATTCATCCCAGTCTGCTTGAACCTGTGCATCAGGAACAGCACCAGACACAGCCATGATTTCTTCATGAAGGTCGCCTGAGACTGCAGCAACGCCTGAGACTGTTGCATAGTTGGAAAGGTCACCACCTGCCGCTGAGATAGTCAAGTTCGTTCCAGAACGAGTCAATGTAACGTTCTCGCCTGCTACCAAAGTTACTTCTTCAGGTTTATTCTTAATGTATGCAAGGTCAGATGAATCGTTCTCGGTCCAATCAGACTGAACTTGAGCATCAGCAGAAACAGACTGAATGTCACCTGTGATGTTAATGATTTCCTGATTGATGACAGAAGTTACATTCTGAATGTCTCCTGTCACTTCGCTGTGTGTTGCATAGATGCTAAGATCTGGCTTATTCTGAATGTATGCCTTAGACTCTGGGTCTGTCTCATTCCAGTCGCTTTGGATCTGAGCGTCAGGCAATGCAGCGGAAACTGCTTGAATGTCGGTATTCAACTGCTCGATGTCACCGGTTACGCCATTGACGATATTCGTAATCTCTGTAACATCTCCGGTTACATTATTCACGACATTCGTAATTTCGGTAATGTCTCCAGTAACATTATTCACTACTTCGGAAACGTCATTGATGTCGCCTGTAACTCCAGAGACGATGTTATAGATGTCTCCTGTTACATTCGTAATAGTGTCACCAAAGTAATTGACTGTTACATACTGGTCCATTCCAGATACTGGCTGCATGCCGGTTACGGAGATGACTGCCTCTTCATCAATAGAGATACCTGGACCTGGCTTAAGCATCATAGCACCGCCTCCACCTTGAACGGCAGAGTTGAGCTTTACGATCTGCAATGTCTGAATGTATGCATCATTCCAGTTGACGCTTGGCCCAGGAGCAAAGTAAAGAATGTTGCTGCAGTCAACAGGTGATGTCTCACCTTCGTCCAATACTTTACGAATGAATGTCAACTTAAGGCAGTGACGGTCTCCAGTAGTCAAAGGTCCGGTTTCATCTAGCTGCCATGCAACGTCTTCATTTGCATTACCGTTGCCTGTATAGACGAGTGTCTCATCGAGTCTATTTACTTCTGTTCCTGATTGCTGTTGGAAACGAATGACGCAGTTGACCAAGTAAAGACCTGGCTTCAAGTACATATACTTAGGATACTCATTGGTTTCATCGCCGTTAATCAGACCGTAATCAATGTGGTCAATGAAGTCACCTTGATAGTCTGGATTAGAAGGCAAAGCCAATGTCTGACCTGTTTCATTTCCTATAAGCGCCTGAGTAGCACCATACTGACCGAGCCAATGCTCTGCCTCATACTGAGAAGGAATACCACCTGAACCGCCACCGCCTTGACCTGGTGTGACGTTATAACGTGACATGATGAGAGAACCGAACTTATTATAGACATAGACGTCATATGTAAAGTTTGGAGATGCCAACACGATGTTGGCACCGAGGGAATCTAACGGAATCTTATGTGGATGCAATGAGCCATTCCAGTCGGAATAGCAATAGTACTTCGTGCGAGTACCATGATAATAAACTTCAATATAACCATCAGTCAAAGGCTTTCCCGCGCTATTGACTATTTGGAAACATGGGTCTAGCAAGTAAGCTAACGCGAGCTCTTCTTCTGATGTGACCATACCAATTATCTCCTAATTCTAGCTGTTATGCCGTGTCTGCATAACGATATGTTCCTAACTAACTAATAAATAGTATGGATTTCTAAAGGAGAACATAATATGAAGTTACCTACATGGAAGAATCCAAACAGGAAGAGAGCGACACGCATATCCTACATGGATTCTCAATACACGAAGTATTATGATCTTGACCTTGATGACTTTGAACATTTGGTTACTAAACTTAAAGAAGGAGACAGACTCTCAGATGCAGAGAATGACCGTTATGGAATTTACATATTGACTATGTGTCTTATCTGCCTTGAGGGACCAAAGTTCAAGAATAAACCATACCAAGAGAAAGAAGGCATTCTTGAACAGCAATACTTTGAACTCCTTTCAGGTCTGACTATGTTTAATCCTCATAAAGGCAAGATCTATTCATACGCATATAGAATTGCATATACAGCAGCAATTCATTTCTATACGAACAGCCAAGACTTCAATAAGAAGCAGAAGGCTATTCAAGAACACTGTCAAGAAGAACTAATGCTTTATCTTGACGAATATTCCACACATAAAGTTAATACACAGGGAAATATACATGAGTAAAGAAGTACCTATCATCAACATCGTTCCTGCAGACGCAGCAGGTTGCGGATACTATCGCTTAATGCAGGTAGGAAATCAACTACAGTTACATCGTCATGACGTGACTATCAGTGCAGCAGGTAAGTTCCGTGCATTTGGTCAAGATGTCATCTATACACAGCGTATGATCTCAGGAGATCTATTAAAGTCGTTGCTAGAGTTCAAGAAGCAGACCAACATTAAGTTCATCGTTGACTATGATGACCTTATCTGGGAATGGAAAGGAGAATCACTTCCAGAGTATAATCTTTGCCGTGAAAGGTTGGACTGCAAAGCAAACACAGAAGCAATGAAACTTTATCTTAATGACCTTGCCGACATCATAACAGTTACGACTGAACCTTTGAAGCAGTCTCTTATTGCTTTGGGTATTCCTGAAGAGAAGATTCATATCATGCCTAACTGTCTGTCATATAAGGAATGGTTCTATCCAAGAACACCTGTTCCTCAAGAGAATATCTTCTACTACGCAGGTTCATATACTCATTATGATAATAAGAATAGACTCACAGGAGACTTTGATAATGGACTCATTCATTACTTGAGCAATAAGAAGGTTATCGTCAAGTCATCTGTGCCTTTCTTCATTAAGCCGGTACATAATTTCCCAGGATCTAATCTTAATCAGTATGCAGCGGACTTCTATAAAGAAACACGAGGAGTAAAGTTCATTCTCGCTCCTTTGGCAGATAACGTATTCAATACATGTAAGTCTGACTTGAAGTATCTTGAGTCTGCTGCGGTTGGTCGAGTATGCCTCGTTTCGGACTTCCCTAACAGCCCATTCGCTAGCGCTCATCCTTTCCAGAAGATACCCGTAGGGTCAACTAGCACAGCGATTAAATACATCGTAGAACGCGCTACAGAGCATTACGACGAGATTCTAAAGTACCAGTATGAGTACTTGAATGGTCGCTGGCTTGATAATCATCTCATTGAGTATAAGAAACTTCTGGGAATACCCACAGAATAATTCACTACAGTTATAAGATAAAGAAAGACCCTTGAGCAATAGCCCAGGGGTCTTAATTATTTACTCGCCTTAGAATTACTGTGTGATGAGGTTAGCAGTGCTATCCTTTACGCAGACGTAAGCACATGCACGAGGTTCAACGATGCCGGCGACAGCAGCGATTGCCCAACGAGTCTTATTGGTGCCCTTGAATACGTCAACTGCACGGCCAGTATGAAGAGTAATTCCATCCGGAGATGTTACACGTTCATCGGCGTTAGACCAATCCAATTCCGGAAGAGCATCAAACTCCATAGCACCGTTCACGCGGAAGATACCAGTGAAGTAAACACCTGCAGTAATCGGATTAGCAAGTCTCTTAGTAGCAAGGCTAGACGGAGCGATGTTATCGCCGTCAATGTCGCAAACTTCACGAGTTCCGTTACCCACGAAGTCAACCTTACGAACCTTAACTGCACCATTAGCAGCATCTTCAATAGCGATGAATGCCTTCGGAGCAGAAGTCTTAACACCAACCATGTCGGTAGCATAGACACCCTTGACGAAGAGCGGAGTACCAGCTGGGATGTCTTGGTCAACACCAGTCAATGTCAATGTATCGTAGTCAGCGCCTGTTACGTAAGAATCAACGACTGCAGTTGCGAGCTGACCAGCCAACTTCTCAGAGATTTCGAGCGTAGGCATACCTTGCTGAGAACGAACTTCAGCAGCGCCAACAGTTCCCTTAAGGCCCTTCTGGAAGCGAGGTTCAACGTCTCCTGCCGGAGTGAAGCCCTTACCGCTTGACTGCATGATAGAGTCGATCATCGGGTCAATGAATGCGTACTGAGATTCGCTAGAGATAGATTCCAAATAGTTGGAAGCCTTGAAGAGCGGAAGCCAGCCAGTACCAACGAATGCAGTGTTCTGCAAGCCGAGGTCATCAGCAAGAACAGACTGAACGAGGCCCTTAGCAACCTTCTCACCGTAAGGTTCAGCAACTTCCTTATCCCAGTTAAGGTCAGTAACCTTCTCGATGAGGTTAGTGTTAACCTTAACGTTACCAATACGAATAGTCTTGGTTACCTTACGTTCGATGATGTCTTCAGAACCAGAGGCTGAAATGTCCATACCTTCAACGTATTCACCAGCGTCACGAATGACGAATTCATAGCTCTGGCCATTACGCTTGCCAACGAGCTGATCCTTACAGTAAGGCTTTGAACCTACAGTAAGATAAGGTGCTGCTTCTGCAGAACGGATAAGAACGAGTTCTGCCCTGCGGTTAGTCTTAATATCATTTGCCATAATTTATTTCTCCTTATCTGCGCTTATGTTTAGCGAGATATGTATTGATTGAGTTGAGATCCTTTAGCAAGGAACCTCCCTGCGTAGAACCACCACTCTGTGAACTGATCTGTTTCCCAATGACGGGAATGGTAGGTTTCGTTTCTTGCACTGGCTGTGTCGGAGGAACTTCCTGCGGAACAGTCTTCGGTGCATGATGTTTATCAAGAATCTGGTCTGCAATAACTCTTACGTTATACTTCAGTGCATCAGGATCCTTGCTGCGGAATAACTTGCGTAGAGTATCCATGTTAGTCATCAACTCACGAATCACGATAGGATATTCCTGAAGTGTATCGAGATAGCCAAGAACTACATTATTCGGATCATTCTCTTTAAGAGCTTCAGCAAAGTATAGACCTTTAGTCTGGATGAGATCTCTGTAATCTGCCAATTCCTGACCTTCAAAGCAATGTTCTTCAATGATTCTGTTCTGTTCAAAGTCCAGCTGTTCCTGTTCGTAACGATCCTGCTCACGGATGCGCTTTAATTCATCTTGGGCATCACGTTTAGCAAATTCATTCGTAACATACGCAGTCGGATCTTGAGAACCATCTTCTTTCTTGAAATGTTCTGCTTTCAGTCCGTCACGTTCGGCAATGATCTTCTCAAGCTCTTTAATACGAGCTTCATATCTTGCTTTCTGTTCTTTACGCTTATTCTTCTCGCGTATGAAGGCATAGTCTCGCTGTGAAACTTTATCCTTCTTATCAACTTTATCGTCTTTAGCAACCTTAGGATCATCACTTCCTTTGGTTTCTGCAGGCTTAGGTTCACCGTCATTTGGCTTCGGCTCATCTGCCTTAGCGGGAGTCTTATCAGCTGTATCTTCAGGAGAAGCGACGTCCTTAACTTCTGATTTAGAATCATCAACCGAAGTTTCTACTGATGGGGTTTCAACTTCAGCCTTTGGTTCATTGGCTGGTTTATCGTCGGCTTTAGTCAAATATGACATTGCCTGTTCTGTTGACATACTCATAAGGTGTCAAATCCTTCAACCGGTGTGTTCAAGTAAACTTTATAGGCGCCACCGTTACGTCCATACAGTCAATAATTAGTAGAAGTCTTTAGACTTTCAATTTAATTTCTAAATGTTACCGATGTTTCCCGTTTAATATAATAATGGTATAGATTGAATATATTAAATGGGAAGAATCGGTAACAGAAATTTCTATTTGGATAATGCTCTACCACGTTTACGGTCATGACCGAAACGATCATCCCAGAACTTATTCATAGCAGATCCAATTGAACCTGGCTTATGAACGAATATATCACCTCTAAGGATCTTTGCTACAGTTTCAGGTTCTACTCCTGCGTAAGCCTTTCCAAATGCAGTCATGACCTTAGTGTTTGGATCATACTGTATGTTGGGTACCCAAGATGATGAAAGATTTACTTTACGACGCGGAACAGCATCATTCTTCCAATACTGTGGAGCTGCTGCTTCATTGAAGGCTGCTTCTGCTTCCAAATCTGCAATAGCAAGCTGTTTCTGAGGACCTGGCGGTAAAGCCATGACCAAAGGATACTCAGGCAATTGAGTAATGTCCAGCAAGTCATCATGCATCCTTTGCGTCTGTATGTCAACTGCTGGGTTTCTTCCAGCGCCTTGAGTTCCACCTGTTAGCACTGTGAATAACATATTATACTCCTAATGATTTGATTGCGTCAGCGGCACCTTCAATGTATGCGTCAGATTCTTTCTGAGCTTGAGCAATGTCGCTTTCAGCTGCCTTGATGTTTACTTCTTGCTGCTTAAGTATTGCGTCATTATCAATCTTTACGCCTTGCTGTTCAAGTTTAGCAGTCTCAAGCATTACCTTATCCTGTTCAGCAATCTGGAACTTATTGAAGTCCAAAGCACGCTGTTCACGATTCTCAAGCATCGAGATCTGTGCCATAGTCAACTGCTGTCTCAATTCCTGAACTTCTGCCTGAGATTCTTCAAGAGCAAGCATAGTATCATTCATTTGCTGCTGCATCATATTCATAGTATGAATTGCTGCAGGATCCTGATTCTCTGTAATGAATCGGATGTTAGGCGGCAAGTTTGCTACGATGTTATTGCTCAATTCATCGCCAAGATCATTCTTCAATGTATCGGCAAAGTACTTAGCTATGATTGGTTTCATTTCATCTGGCATTACAGTTGCCATTGCAGTCAATTCCTGACGAGCCTTCATTTCACGTGTAATGACCGAAGGTCCATTCTCCAATGTGAACTGCAAGTCCTGACCATTATTGAGCAATTCAATTACGATCTTACCCAATGTTCTCATTGCCTTATATGCATTATTATAGTAAGATGCAGTGTTGGATTCCTTTGATGTTTCCTGACGGAGAATCTCTGTTGCTGTTCTTTCTCTCTGGTCAACGATGCCAGTAAGAGGGATTCCCAAGGTATCTTCCATCAAAGTTCTGCATGTAGAGATGGTATTCTGAAGGTCACCAGTCTCGAATGACTCAACGAGCGGAACTGGCTGATGTTCACCTTTCCAAAGAACAGCAACAGTATCGTCTTGGTTGACTGCTGCAAGATTCTTCTCAAGTCCATCAATGGCATCTACGTTAATCATGTAGTTTGCCTTAGCGGAACGTCCTACACGTTCAATGAGTGAAGAATATGCAATGTTCGCACCGAGCTCCAATGTCAATGTCTGTTGAATGATGCCATTATAGTTAATCTGATTCTCTTCAAAGATTTCATTACCAGCAAGTCTCAAGATAGGAATGAACTTGATGGGCAATTCTTGATGTTGAACTACCTTATCGCCTACGATCTTATAGAAGTCAACGAGATTCTGGTCATTCTTTGCATAATATGAAATGACGGCGACGGAATCTTCAGGTACGTCCCACTGGTCATAGTCTGCAAAGTTAATGATAGTTGAAACGTCTGGATAAGCCATAGGAACGACGTCATCACCAAATAGACGCTTTGCTTTCTTAACAGGCATGTAATTGATGATAGCACCTTCTTCGGCATCAGAGCCGTCAACTGTGTTGATAGAAGGATCCATTGCTATTGCATCAAGATGCGAAGCAGTCTCAACGATAACCTTTGGCTGACCTGTGAATTCATCTGTATCAGTAGAAACGACGAGAAAGCCGTATCCTGTAAGAACGGCTTTACGGAATGCGTCTACGAGTGCAGACTTGGTATCGGTGTCTGCTTCAACAGTGTCAATAGCTTGCTGAATGACCTCAAGTTCTTTCTGCTTATTCGTCAATTCAATGTGCCAAGGTGAGTTGGACATAGGAGACGAAATCGCGTTCGCCATAGGATTCCAGTTATTCATGGAAAGGTTAACGCGATTCTTTCTCTTATATTTCTTGCGGTATTCTTTAGTCCAGAAGTCGCCAGAATAACGACGCATGTCACATACCGCTCTGTTGATAGTATTCGCAAAGCGATTAGATGACTTCGTAAGGAAGTTACCGCACTGTTCTATGATGTCTTTCTCTTCCATTATTAAACCTCTTTACAGTCAAATAATTAGTTTGAGATCTGAACTGCGTCAAAGATCATGCTATCACCGTAACCCATAGCAGCCATACCACCTGCGATAGGCATGTTACGAATGTTCCATAACCAAGGTCCGCCTGAGTTCTTTCTCATACCGTAATATGCTGGTGAATCATATTCTTTATTTGAAGGAACAGGCACAGTCACACCGTAAGCAGCACCAGCATTTGCCATCATCGAGTCATGAAGGATCTGAATTACTGCTCTAGTGTTCATAGTACCGATAGTGAACAGATTCATCTGGAACACATAGCTGTTATCCTGTCCATACGGCGTATAGACGTAATATCCGGACTGTTCCCACATCTTTCTCAATCCAGCCTGTTCATCATCAGAGGTCAATGTAAGCGAGATGCCTGTATTCTTGAACTCCATAGTGCCAGTATTATACTTATATTCATACTGGTTATAGTCATCATACTGAGTAGAATATCCGCGGTTGATGGTGATAGGATTCTGTGAAAGACCTGTGTTGCCTGTAATGCTAAGTCCTCTAGAAAGCCAGTTATTAACGCCATGTTTCAAGGAAGTACCGAACACGCCAAGAACGATCTGTCCTGAGATGTAGTTATCCTTGATGGTACCATTGACGTAACGAGTCGTTGGCAATGAAGCAATCACTTCGCCTTGGTCATTATGCATTGGTACATCAATTAAGTCACCTTCAATGCCGTAAAGCGTCAATGTATTACCAATGTTACATCCCTTAATATCGCAGTAACCACATTCCAAAGGCTTAGTCAAGACAGAATCATATACGTATGCATATGTTGCGTCTACTTGAATATCCAATGCAGTATTACGAACATTCAAGATGTCAAATGTTCCAGATACACCGTTGACTGAACAGTCTTTCAATGTCATGGTCATACCTGATGCAGATGGCAAATCAGCGAACTCAATAGAGCAGTTTGATGCAGAAACAGTCTGACCTCTGTTAAGACTCAACTTAACATTGGAATCCTTAAGAATAACTGTCGTGATGCCGCCTGGTACTTCATACCAACCGGTAGAGTTCTCAAGAATGACTGCTGTCTGATTATCCAGTTTAGCCAAAGTTACCTTCGTTGCGTTTGCATTCTTAAGGTTATTGACCCAAATAGTGTCAGAAGTAATTACGTTCGCTGTATAGTTTACATAAGGCTTGCCCACATTAGGGAAGTCACGATAATCAAAGAATGGCTGCGGATCTGATGTGCAGCGAATCTCTCTATACAGCCACATTGAGTTTCTGAAGTCATCAGGATCTACCAAGCAGTTGGTGCATAGACCAACGAGCGATGCAACGTATTCACCATCAAGAATGAACATCTTCTCATTCAAGATACAGTTATTAAATGTGTTATTGATTCCATTTGCGTTATCTGAACCGATATTTCCATTTGGCTCAAATGTGCAGTGAGTGAAGTTATAACCATACAGCGGCGAGATCTGAACGTCAATGTGAGCGTCTTGCCAATTCTTCTGTGTAGCCTGTTGGTCAATGATTACATTCTTATATCCTGTATAGGATTTGGCATTCCAAGAAGTCTTGATATTCTTGGCGCCAACGACGTTAGTGTTTCCCAAAGTAAAGCGTGGGTTACCATTCCAATCGCCTTGGAATGTGTTATTGCCAGCATCATAGAATCGTGTATCTTCTGTAACATCAAAGGCATCAACGACTACGTTCA